TTGAAGTCTCTGTCGTGTTTTCTCCTATAATATTCACCAAGCTCAACATCCTCAAGGGTCTTGAACCGGTATCGCGTTGCGATCCAGGATGCCATGCTTGATAGCGTTAAGAGACACTTAGTCAGTGGTTCTCCCATGAGGACACCCACACTGGTAGCCCATGACACACTCTGCATGGTTCTCCCAGACTTGGTTTTTCTCTTTTCGCCAAATATAAGTTTCTTCCTTAGGCTCTCAGGGTAGTCCCTGATTTCCCTTTGGGATGCCGAATAGGTAAGAAACCTCGGACTGCAGAGCAATGACGAAGCCTCCTTGAGGTACTTCATTGTTCCGCTGTCTATTAGTTTTGCATCATACAGCCCATCAGCGTATCCACAGAGAAGTCCTCTAGATACATCGTGCCTTGCTCGATCAGTGGCTGACGTTAGGTCTGATGATGAAATCCATTTATTCTCCTTAGGTGTATTCTCACCAAAATGGTTGTAATGGGAAAGCCCAAACCGCCATAGATGGTCAGTTTCCACAAGCCCTACTCGGGCCCCAGGTAAATTCTCGAGGTGTTCCTTGAAGAAGTGACCCGCAGGAGATAGGAAGAGATTCAGCCAAGTCTCGCCTGCCGTGACTGGTCTGATTTTGCAACCTGGTTCAGTTACCACAGCTACTTTAGCTCTTGGGTACATGGACGAGTTGTCACTCTTCATCTTTTCTATTTTACTAAATACGAACATTAACCTGCCCAAGCGGCAGTCAATTCCGTAATAGTATTCATCTTGCATGGAAAAGTAAGGTTCGATACCTTCCGCAAAGCTCATTGCTTGCCAATATTGTATTGGTTCGGTTAGGTAGGCTGCACGCCAGACCTCGTTGAGACCATCAGATGCCTTGCATACGAGGTTCCCAAATGGGTCCCTAAGGTCTCCTTCGAGTTCTTCGAATACCTCACTACACGGGGTTTGGAGAAATTCATAGAAGGGCTCTCCCTTCTTAATGATATTCCATTTACCTCCGTTTTCCCTTGTATATTCATAGCTAGCTCCGCTTGCAAGTGACAGATGCATGTCTGTTATCCTGCTGGTCTTCGTCTTCTCCATCCTCGTTGAGGTGAAGTCGGCGCAGATCTTCCCAAGTTGGAAAGCCTTGCTGTATTTCTCTTTGTCGAAGTCATTGACTTCTGACATTGAGTCTATGAATTCCATTGTTTTGTCTCTACGTGATTTTGAACCAGGTGGGGGCAGTGTTCTGGTTTGTGAAATACAAGATATTTCCCAGAGTTTCTGTTCATCGGTTTCAAAGATTCCGGTACTATCAATACCTCTGCAAGCTTCTACGAGGTTTTTGATTTCCACTTGATCATCGTTGAGATCTTTATACTTAATACCTTCCTCTACGGCGGACTCGAATCGTTCATTCTGCATTGCAGTTGTGTACTTTTTCCAGTCTTTCGTGAATTTATCAATTCCATACACAAAGCATTGCTTTGCGATGTGTTTTGAGAATTTCTCGAGGAAATTAATATTTACTACTGACCCATAAGCTAGCCATACCGTGTAAATCATGGACTTCACGGTAATCGCTATCTTATCATCTCTTCTTATGCAGAACATCGCAATGCGGTGCCTGCATTCAGAGTGTGAGGGAAGCTCTAGGTGCCGACGGATTCCGTTAATCACCATTGACTCTCTCAGGGACAGTAATTTACTTAATGTAAATTCCTTCTTTCCATGCATTACATGGATATGGGAC